ACGCCTGCGGTACGATATGAACTTCGAGAAGTCGATTACTTCCACGGGGACAGGGACTTGATCGTTTAGATCAGATACCTTATCAGCCGCAGCTGTGCATGACTGACTGACTGCCTTGGTCGAGTCTAAATAAAAGTCTACCTCTCCGTCCTCGGTGCCTACTGCGGCATTAATGATCTTACCGCCTGCTGTTCTGACATAATCCCAATGCTTACCTTTAACAGCTGCGGGGTTTGGCTCAAACGCAGTAACCTTGTGCGGGTTGTGCGCAATCATAAAGTTTGCTGTAGTCTGCCCGATGAACCCGCCGAGATCATAATATACAAGTTTCTTATCATTTGGATACTTGTCAACCTGTTCAAGATCGTCAACGCCGGATAGCATGTGCTGGAAAATAACGCAGTCCCTGTCTATGTCAACCACAGGATGATTGTCTGGAAACGCTGCAAGCCTTACGGAAGGTTGTTCCATTTTTCGATACGCGGTATGAAAGATCTGTTCCCGTTCAACGTCCATTACCTTCCTGTAGAAGTCAAGCACAATCTGACGCTTACCGATAAACGCTCCGGCGTTAAGGTGCTTACACCTTGCTTTAAAGGTCTTCTCGAACGCATCACACTCCTTCAGTGGTGGACAGAATTTGCGCGGCCACCTAACCTTTGCAGCATTGTAAAGTACCCCTGTGGTCGGGTAGCGCTGCTCGAATCGGCGCACCATTTCGTCGGGGCTATCCAGTAGGATAACGTCATCAGCGTCAAGGCCGATAATGTACTTAGTCTTCGAGTCTTTAAGGTGGTCTATCAATAGCTCAACCTTAAGCATATTATACCATTCCACGCCATTGTCAGGACGTAGTACAGTAAGGGGGATATTCATTTGTTCACATACACTCTCAAGCAAAGTCGGCTCGGCGTAACTGCTCCACGTAACAACCTCTACATCCTCGGTAACGGACACAGGGGACTGCTGTGGGATGGCGCGGGTTATCCGATCCCATAGGGGATGGTTACGCGACTGCCCCGGGGCGTGTAACGCAATAGGAAAGCTACCGGTGTATGTGTTTATGAACTTCATATAGGTATAAAAACGGGGTGTCAAGTTAATGACACCCCGTAAGGAACCACTAACCGAAATTAGTCGATCTGCAACAGATGACCCTGGTACTTATCAACAACCAACTCGTCGTAGAACATTTTGCCCTTGACGATAGTGCTGTCAGTCTGTTCTTCACGGTATGTGAAGGCAGAAACGTCAGCGCCATTCATTTCCTGCCAGATCGGTGTGCGGAAAGCACAGCTTTCGCTAGGATCGTTGGCATTCATGGCAGTACGACAGACCATTGCGTAGTCGTCGCCCCAGATGTCAGTCATGCTGGCATCTTGGCCTTTGTTGGCTGAGTTATAAACAGCACCGGCGAAGATGATATTTGGAAGATTCCAGTAAGTTCTGAGAACTTCGGCAACCTGATCCAGTGTAGGATAGGCAAGGCCTGAAAGCATAGACTTGATAGCTGTGTTAGTCTTCAGATTCTTACTCTGCAAGCGTGGGATGATAACCGTGTTAGGCATTCCACCATTGCTGATAACCTTGTCGATAGACGCATCGACCTGACCGAGGATGTCACTACCAGCAGCGTCCCAAGGTGCGCCGGAGTAGTCAGTGAACAAGGAAGTACCGGTAAAGGTAGTGGTATTAAATACCATGTCCTTGATCTTTGTTTCGAGGTCAGTCAGGATGCGTTGACGGTTACGAACACCGGCAACAACCTGTGCATCAAACTCGCTCTTGTACTGAGCAACGTCTTCGTCAGGAAGCGGTGTTTCGTGACCATAACCGAGGCACTGGAAGGGGATGCCTTCTGCTTCGATGTCATCACGGTTATATGCGGAGCCTGGGGCGCGACGGGTTTTTCCATCGCCTGTGCCTGCTTGACTTTCGCGGGTAACGACAGGAAGCGTACCTTTGTCAACCATAGACATGAAAGGCTTTGCAATTTCGAGTCCTTTGAAAGCAGTCAGTTCGTAGCTTTGAAACTCCTGAACTGCGGCTGCGACAAAAGGTGATGGGCGAGTGCCGGAATATGTGATAGCCATAGTATTAAATCCTTTTGTTCAATGTTAATTAAGAAATATCGTCGTTGCTACCAGCAACTACAATAACAGGGATGATATCGCCATCAGCAGTAGATGCTTTTTCTGCAATACCAACGAGAGTCAACGATGTGGCCGTAGCACTACCTTTGCCGGAAGCAGCGGTAAATACTTGAGCACCAGCACTGATAGCGCCGCCTACCATTACGTCAGCTTTAGCAACGCAATTCAGGGACATGACAGTGATTTCGTCACCGGATACACCACCTTCGCGTGCAACACCAACGAGGGCGTTATCTTCAGAAGCAACACCAGTAGTTACAATACCAACACCGCCAACCAGCTTTACTAGTTGACCTTTGGATACAGTTCCACCGAGAGTGATGGTAAATTCTGCGCCATTATTGTTAGCCATAATTCAATCTCCTTACTTGTTTAGTTCGTCCATAAGTTTCGGGAACTTGGCAGCGAGTTCAACAACAGCTTGGTTGTGGCTCATACCAGATTCTTTCAGTTCTTCCAGCTTGGCTTCGGCCTGCTCTTTCTTAGAAAGTTCAGGTTCTTTGCCTAGACCGGCTTCGAGGTGTTCAACCGGATCTGCGCCTTCGGCATTCAGATCAGCTTTTGCTGCTTTAAGTTCTGCAACTTCTGCTTTTAATTCGGTTACTTCTGATGCAAGGATGTCAGCGAATTTAGCCTTAGCCTCAACGAGGGTCAAGCCTTCTTCGTAACAGTCACATGCAAAGTCAAGGTTCTCACTGAATGCACTGCGCATTTCTTTGAGAGTTACTTTTTCTTCGTTTTCCATGTTTATCTCCTTTTCTGGGTTTTTGGAAAAAATGCTCTTAATGTCTTCTTCGTCGGAAAATTTAACGGACGTATCACCGTCACGCCCTAGTGGGACGAATGATGTCTCAAACAACTCTGTCTGACTAAGGATGATAGCGGGTGCAGACATCATGTGTCCGTTCACCTCTATATCGTCATCGCCTGCCTCAAGGTAATTCGCCTTAAGGATATTAACGCCCACAGATGCTTGCCAAGGGAATCCGTTCTCGGCTGTTTCTGCCACTTCTTTAGCAGCTTCGCCTACACCGGATATCTCGCCATCGAGCATAACGCTTGCGCCCACAGATGCTGTGGCGTGACCGACGATCTTGGTGCTGTCGTGGTGCTGAAAGATTGGGGTGATCTCGTTGCGCATTGACATGCCTTCGAGGTCTATGATAACGCTTGTATTACCAAACGCCCTCATAGGTGCGCCGGTATAACCGGTCATGCTGAACGTGCGCTTGCCGGACTCTTCGTTCATTGCAAACGTAGCTACCGAGCCTTCTTTGAAAGTTAGCTTATTCTTCATAATGCTCCTTATATACTTAGTGTTGCTTTTGCTCTTGCCGCTTTGCGCGACGGGTCGTTTGTGATTACTTCATCAACTGCTGGATCGAAATCCTTCAAAGCAGCTATTTCAACTGAGGAACTTCGTGTCGCCACCTGAGTTTCCAGTTCATCTAACTTATCGTCCAATGAGTCAATAGCGGGTACTCCAGCAGTCGGCGCTAGCTTCATAGCGTCACGGACTTCTTGTTGTGTCAATCCGCCGCCGCCTCCGGATGGTGCCTCTTCGAGCGCCTTGGCCGTGTATCTGTCACCGCCACTATCCTCAATCAGGCCATCAACTCTGTTCGTGTTTGCGAGGATTGTTGCGATGTCTGTTGCGGTACTCGACAGATATACGACATCACCGTTTGTGCCATCAATAGGTGTACCGTCCTCAGAAAGCAGGTAGCCGTTAACCCCTGCATTAACATCACCGGCGTTCTCTCGGCGAACGCGCCAGTTCTCGCCAAGACCTAATACCTTACCCACGCCGGGGAGGTTGTCGTACTTGGTGACGGAACCTTGCTGCGAGTGCCAGGCCATACCATCTGATGTTAGTAGCGCATCTTCGACCTCATCAAAAATGGCTTGAAGATCCGCTACGCCATCGCCGATGTCAATTGTCGCTTGTGGGGTTACGAGATCAAATGATACTGTGCAAAGCGGGCAGGTAGTGCCGGTATACATAGCATCGCCCTCGAAACGGATATACTCATTCAGGCTAACATTAATCTCAAGCGTTGTACCCTCGGCTACTGTGAATGTGCTCACGTCCGGGGCATAGCCCGCACGGTCAACCGCAACCTTCCATGACTCGCCGTCGTCTGCTCTGGAAATCGTGAACTGGTAGCTTGTGCCTGTGGCCGTCGTGTATTCCTGCTGTGCGCCCGTGTTATCCTGTACACGGACTGTGTCGCCAATAGTCAAGCCGGTAACGTTCACGGTCATATTGTTAATGATTGTGATCGTGCCGAGTGTCTGTGTCAGCGTTGGAATAGCTGCGCCATTAGTCAACGTCACAGTCAGGTCAGCGCCGCCGGTCACTTCGATCTCATCAACATCTCCGCCGTCAAGCGTGAGTGTACGTGTACCAGTCCCGCTGTGGACGATCTTGGATGCGGTCAAATTCGTGTAGGTATCGCCATCGCTGTTGTTATCAATATTTATCAGGCGAAACGTACCGCCGTTCAGCAAAGCGCCATTACTCAAGGTTACCTCACCAGTAGTGCTAGTTGCGCCACCAGTGAACTCGCTACTTTTAACTGTGATCGTGCCGTCGCCTGTGGCAGAATAAGCAAACGCGCTGGCCGCCGTGGCATCAATAACCAAATCGACTGCGGCTAAATCAACCTGATCACCAACACGGCTGATAATCGTAGCAGTTTCATTGTCGTAATTGTCCTCTAAATATGACGCAGCTCTATCATACAATTCATAGGCATCATTTATTGTTGTGTATGCGTCAACCGTTGCCTTTGTGGGCTCGGTGATGATAGCATCTACCGATTGAGCAAGAGGTCCACCAAACGCTATATTCTTGACCGTCTTACCCGCTTGTGCATCGTCAAACACATCGGGTTCAATGTATATGATCTGCTGTCCGTACTTATAAAAACCTGCCTCCCAACCATTATAAAAAGTGTCTGATGTTGTTGTTGTACTTGGAAATGTCCTTGTTTGATAAAGTAAGTCAATATCCGCAGTTTCACCACTTGCACCAACCGTACCACTTGCAACCACTGAAGAAACATTGTTTTTCACAATGTATTTAGTCCCATTAGATAGATTTGTGTATTTATCAAGCCATCTGAAATTTAGTGTTGCAGTGGTAATGTAACTAGAGGCTACATTTACTCTCGTCAATTTATTTGCGTCTTCTACTAAGATGTTCGTAAAATTGATTGTCTGATTAACCACAGACAGTGACCTCCATATTCTATTATCAGGACATTCGAACACAGCAAGTCTTTGCCCTAGTACCGCACCCGCCGCATAAGTACCAGCTGAATCAGCGCCGAAGCAAGACAACCCACCACCATTTAGGGAATTATCAAACACACCACCTTCAAAGTATCCATCTGCCCACCGAGAGTTGATGAGGTTTGCACTATTACCTGATGACTGGAGATTGATGAGTCGTTGAAATGATGCTCTGCTAGACCATGCAGCGCCACCACCGGGAGTCACAAAGTTTCCATTATAGGCGCAATTTACAAATACCTGCCACCATCCCGGAGAAAAACCTCCGCCGGAAGCCCCTCCCGGCATTCTCCCAGTATTACCGTTTTCTACTGCAAACTGCGTGCCAAAGTGTATTTGTGTAAATGCCGTATTCTTACAGCACATTAAATGCCCTGCCGATGTTGTACTCGCGTATACGCGACACTCGGAAGAAGTTTTTCTATTCTTCAAATCCAAGGGATTACCAAATGTTACACAACCTCCTTGTCCTTCAAATGCCGCTTGAGAGTTTGACCCTCCAACATTTGTATCTAAATAAGTGTCTTCCATGTGCAGGAAAAGACTTGTTTTGCTTCCTGCTGTCCCAAACAGAACTTTATCAGTTATAGTGACTTTTAATCCAGATACAGCCCAACCAGTCGTAGCAACCTCACCGGCTGTTTGAGAAATATAATAAGTGTCGCCACTGACTTGCGTTACCTCATCCCCATCATAATCAAAAAATGGATGTGCAAGGTTCAAAACAGTTGCACTTGAAAACGATGAAACACGTGCCAAGCCAATTAAATCACCCGACCGATAGAGATAAGCCATTCTAGGGGTATTAAAATCACCACTAGAGAACGATGCACCTGAATCTGTTAGTGCGGCTGTGCCTACACTAGTCAGTGTGCCAGTGTATTTATTACCTGTTAGTGTAATTGCCATTATATATTATCCCCTCTCGTTGCTACAACACCGCTTAAAGTCGGACCTGAATATGAAAAACTCATGTTAACACCTCTGTAATTGTCTCAATATTTCCGTCCACATCGTAGGTAATGTCAGATGTTAATGTCTTGTTATCTGTATGATCGACCGTAACTGTGTTTGTTGGATTGCCATCAGTCCAAACTAATGTCTTCGTGAATAAGTGCTGTGCTTTACCCACTGACGTATAGACCTCAATAAGAGTTGGGTTGCCATCGCCATCATTTGTAAGCTCTCTATAGTAATTAGTTACTCCATCTTTGATCATAGACTTTAGGTCACTCATCTGAGAAGTGGTAGTTACGGTGGCTAATCCACCACCTCCGCCAACTATCTTAGTTGTTCCTTTTAGGTCAATCCACTCACCCCAAAAACCACCGGCCTGAAAGAATCTGATCTTATCATCTTTTACCTCATGGCGTGGAGTTTCACCGCGATCGCCAGTGTCGCCTTTAGCTCCAGCGTCACCCTTGTCACCTTTAGCGCCTTTTGCACCAGATTCACCGCGATCTCCTTTATCACCTTTTTCACCCCTTTCTCCTTTGGCACCCTGTACGCCCTGTATGCCTTGATCGCCTCGATCGCCTTTATCGCCCTTTTCACCTTTTTCGCCTTTAATGCCGTCAGTTCCAGGCTCACCCTTGAATGATGCAAGTTCTCCAAGGTCAAGGACTACCCTTCGCCCTTCAATAGGCTTGTTCGATGACCTGTAAAAGTCAGAGAACCAGGATGGTAATTTTTTCATCTTTACTGGCACTTAATTAACTCTCCGTCTTCCATTCTATAAATACTGTCACCAACAGAGAACATAGAATTTTCCTCCGGTTCTTCTGGATCTTCTTCTGGATCTTCTTCTTCGTCTTCTTTGCCTGACTCAACAGCCTGCTGTGTCAGGCCGACGTTATAGCCTGCGAACATCTGCCACGGAATTGACTCGCCGGTATCCTTCTTGATCTTAGCGGCGCGGTCAATAGCAGCGCGAATGATGCTTTCGCGGTTATCGTTCTCAGTGTCAATGTCCTTGCTGTTCATCTTAAGTACATCGGAGTAGTTAACGATACCACGATCAACCATAATGCCATAGCCCTCTGCCTCTTCCTTCGGATTGATCCAAGGCATAACGGGCGGGAACCATTCGTGGTTAAAGATATCACGGGACTCCTTCAACCTACCATCGAGGATAGCCTGACGGATAACCCATTCGTATACGCGCTTATGGAACTTGTCGATAAGGTGTGCCTGATAGCGACGTATCATTGTGGTAGCCTGTGATAGCGCAGCTTTACCGCTGCTGAAGTTTGTCTTACTCCAATCTAGTAGAAGGATCTCAAGCGGCAGGCCGAGCCTCATGGAGAACATCTGGATAAACGCACGAATAGATGCGGGAAAGTCCTTACCTGGAAGGTTGCGGGCGACGCCGGACACAGTTTCACCGCGATCGCCCCAGAATACATTGCCACCGTCAAACTCGGTGTAACGGTCTGTGATAGGCACATCGTTCCTGGTAGTGTCGTAGCGTTCGTCAGAAAGCTCCCATGCGTCCTCTTCAGCATTATTCTTATTAACGATAATAGCGTGTTTGGAAAGCAACTCCCATGCGTAGGCTTCGCTGTCAAGGATATCGTCTAGTCGCCAGACGGATGACATGCACTGAATAAACGGCGGTAACGGTCGAGTCCTAGAGAATCGTTGTACCGGTGCGTTCACATATATAAAGTCCTTTGAACGAATATACTTTGCATTAGCGGGAGAAGGCATTCCAAATTTGTCAGGAGGTGTTACCCAGAAGCCGCGTAACTTTCCGGCGCGAGTCATGGCAACGCCCTGCTCTACCTTTAGCCCGTTCATCTCGCGCATCTGTTCCTGGTTGGGTGTATTGATCCACTCTGATTCAGTCATCTGCAACTGACCGTTACGCAGTTTGATCGCGCCGATATCGCCGACAAATGCCATGTCCTGACACACGCCGAATTGACACTCGATCCAACTGAACATATCGCGGTACTCTGGTTTGGACGTAAACTCCGGCCAGATCTCCTTCTCGATAAGCTGATTGGTTCTGGCACTGTCTGTACGCGCTTGTAGTGTAAATCCGTTAGCGCCGATAAGGTTTGTACAAAGACGTTCGGCCATAGATGATACAAAGATATTCTCGTCCATCATTTGACGCATAAGGTTAACTAGAGTAGAGCGTTCGTAACGTGATTCCCTATCCCCTGTGGACGGTGTAGACCCTACGCCCTGTTCGTTGGCAAGCTCTGTAACCTTATGGCCGAATAAATCATACTCGCCCTTCTGCGTTTCAGCCTTACGCGGCGCAGGCGGTCTTACCTTCTTTTTAGGCGCTGCTTTTTTCGCAGACGCCTTCTTTACTTCGTATCCAAAGATTTTCATTTATCCACGCCTCGGTATGCCTTTCGTAAAACAGCGCGTTCTTCCCGCCGCACGTTTAACCTGATTCTCGCGTTTGATTTCATCGTCTATTGATTCAAACTCAACTTCGCGGTCGCGGGTCTTAATCTTCTTTTCCTTTCCGGTGCGAACTGCCATAGTGATCTCCTGTATGTTTTAGTGTAACCTAAATCTTTTAGTCTGCATTATCAAGGCATAAAAAAAGGAATTGATACAAGAAATTGCATCAATTCCATAAAAATGTATAAAAGTATGTGTTGCGTCAGCTATTTAGGCGGTAGCTCTTTGCGCTTAAGCTCCGCAAGCATATCCATTAATTTGAAGTATATTCCAATGATAAAGAACGGCATTGACAATAGCACCAGACTATAAAGGCCGCCTGCTATGAATAATAACGCCCACAGGAGAAGTACTATTTGCTCCATGTTAAATCTCCCAACCTTTAGACAGCGCGCGATATCCGCACTCTGGGCATACCCAATGCTTCGTGTCTTGCACCAGTTTTACCGATTTCATAATCCCGCCACACTTACTCTTGTTGAGGAATGCAGGGTACATGCCGGAACTACGTGGGCACCTCTTCTTTGAGTCGAAGGCATAGACTACCGGACTTACCGATACCTTCTTCTTCTGGCCGGTTGCCTTATTCGTTGTTCCCGTACCGGTTGACGGTTTTGATCCTGCTGGTTCTTTGGTTTTCTGCTTTCCTCTTCCTGTGCTCGTTTTGTCTTTCTTTTGTTGCGCCATGCTGATTCGCCTCCTGTTAGCTCTGCGCCCAATACGTTAGCCATAGAGTATGTACCAACGAGTGCGTCAAGTTTGTCATTCAGCGCACCAACTTGCAATGTCCACTTGTACATCGCACCCTCCGGCGTCACTGAATAGTTTGATAGTTTCTCCGAACATATTTCCGCCGCTATGTCACCATGCCGCTTATCGTTCTTACCCCAGAAGGAATAAGACCCTGGCTGTGACGGTTCAAGCAGGAACGCTTGCTGCGCTGTCATGCGCCAGTAGTCCGAATCCTGAATGAATTGCTTACCCCTTACGCTTGTCTTCTCCATGTGGCAGTTAAGCCCTGGGCGTCCTACAAGCGTTGACTTCTTCACGCGATACTGTCTAAACGATCTACCACGGAAGGGAAGTACTAAGAACGGCGGGTTAAGCTGCCTTAAGCACCTCTTGATAGCCTTCACCACTGTCTCTGTCATAAAGTTGGCGTCAATGGTAAGCGCGTCAAGGCTGTTCGCATACGGCTTATCCATAAGGAACTTTATAAGCTCCTGTATACCGAGAGAAATAGCCTGTGCCTGGGTCGTCTTGTTCGACTTGTTAGAGTCGTACAGAACCCTTGCTCCTTCTGGGAACTTGAAGTAGTCAACACAGCAACCTGTGAAATCGTTTGAGAACGCTGATACAACGGTGTTGAATCCGATATAGTTAACGTCAGCACATGCGACCACCATGTTATGCCCTTCTGGTACTTGGTTCTTAGATAGCCCGTTAAGCCTGCTCTGTACCTTCTCCGGTTTAAGGTCGTAAAGGTTGCCCTCTTCGCGTAGCGGCCTGTTCTGGTACTCTGAGAAGAACCCTGCGCGATCCTCGAAATACAGGTGCATAGCGTGTTGAATTGCACTCTCGTCGTTGTCCGTCATACGGAATGGATTGGATAGTACGCAATCCGCTTCGAGTTCCTCTTTGTTGTCTCTGTAAAATTTATTTGCCGCAGCTTGGCAATCCTTGTCGTCGATACCCTTAACCCATACTTCGTGATACTCTTTTTCCCATAGCTCCATGTTCGTCGGCCATGTCTCTATGAGCGATACGATTGACTGCTCCCAATCTGGGTGCAATTTCGGGTTAAGCATACGCGATGCTAGATCGCTGTCTTCAATAACCGTACACAGGATAAAGATAGCGATCTGCTTGCCCTGACCTGCCAATCCCTTAATGTCCTGGTTGATTACTTTTTCACGGTCAATAACTTGCGTCCAGCTCTTTGCAGACTCCTTTGTTTGAGGGTCGTCAATGATTACAAAGTCCGGACGGATGTTGCCAACCTTGGCACCACGGATACGCGCTGTCATACCGTAAGACCGGACGATTACGCCGGATGCTGGTGATCCTTCCACAGTGGGGAAGACTAGTTGCGATGTTGTCCACTCCATGCGGGTACGCTCTCCGCCACAGGTTTGTGCGGGTGCTCTGCGCGGGATACCTTCGAGGCATCTGACCGGATAGCATATCTCTGGGAAGTCCTCTAATAGTAAGTCGTTTGTCTCGACCTCTGTTCGTATCCATTCGATGATATCGTCAGCGGCCTGCTTGTCTGCGCCGATGGCGGCGATAAACTTCTTCTTACCTGTGAACGCGGCGCGCATTGCGCCTATCTGAATACGTGTCGTCTTACCGTCACCACGCGGCGCTGCCTTAACCTTCTTACCGCCGTTGTCAATGATATAGTCGATGGAGTTGAAGTCGTCGATATGCGAGTCGGTCAGCTCGTTGTACAGTACTTCTGGGAAGTATGTACGAGCGAACATCTCAGACGATGACTCCGCCAGCGCCCTACGCTGCGGGTTGACTACCTCCGGTATCGCGCCTATGTCACGTTCCGAGGCGCGTTTGGCGTTCATTATCGCCGCCTGTTCCTCGCGGTATGATTGTTTAGGCATTTACTTGTGTTCCAATAACTCTGGGTTTTCGTGAATGTTGCCGATTACTTCAACGCCATTTTCACGGATAAGCAATGAATCAAAATCAGGACACCAGTATGTTTTTTCATTGGTGATTGACTTAAGGCTTAATTGTACACTTTCTTTGTCATATATAACAAGAAGGTCACAATCCATTGCTCCGGACTTGTGCCGAAATTTTAGTATATCACCCTCAAATATCAGCTTGCCGTTTTTGTCTTTTAGGCCGGTGCATTGCTCTTGCGAACCGTCAACAATTCCAACAAGAATCATTTCAAGATCATGCGAGTTTGTATCTGGATCAACTAATACGCTCTCAAATGTTACAATATTCCAGCCAAACTCGTTACGAAGCAATGAGCCGTAAACAAGTTCGCCATTATCAATCCTTCGTCCTCTAAACTTAAATCTGTCCATACTACTACTTCTCCTCACCAACATGCGCACCGTTTAACCACGCGACCATCATTGCTGTTTTGATTAACTTGACCTTATGTTCATCGAGGAATGATACCATATCATAACCCTCCTGAATCCACCATGATTCAAACCGTTCTCTTATTGTTTGGGACATTCATAGATCTCCTGTCCGAATAGTTCGTTTACAGACTTGCGATACTTCTTATGCGGCATAGTGCCGTGAACCCATAGCGATACCATTGCGTTCGTTGCGCCGAGCTTGTCAGCTACCTCGCCCTGGGTCATTCCGGACTCACGTATTGCGACCAATAATTTTATGTTAGTTTCTTTCATGTCTTGGATAGATACTCCTCAAGTTCGTATATTGCTTCCTCGTGTCCATTACATACTTTAACGCAATATCCGTTGTTTTCAATAATATTTTTCATATTTAATTGTTCCTTTGAAGCGCGACCCTTACCGTCCTTCATTTCGATAAACAGTCCGTGGTAGTCTTTGTTCGGTAATGGTATGTTAATGTCAGGGATACCAGCAACTACGCCCATTAGTTTGAATTTGTGTGCCTCAGTCTTTGACCTACGGCCACCGTTGGGTATATGATGTGCCGCTTCAAGCCCTGGTATCTCACGCGCCTTCTTACGCACGTAGTTCATAAACTTTACCTGCTCCATGTATTCACTCATACCGCCTCCTCCTTCTTTCTTGGGTCATCACATCGTTCTAAAAAGTCAAGCGGCACCATCTTTGTCACCTTCCTTAGTGGGCTTGATCCGTCACGCCAATAGCGTACATCAGCCTGTTCAATACCGCCAGCGATAACATGCCTGTGGATGCGGCCTATACGGTTCTCGTTAATGTCCATTACAAAGTCGCCCACAGAGAGATTGCGTACTGTCTTCTTTGTAAGCTCTGTACGCCCCTGCTTCGTGTTGCGTTCTGATATGAACCCTTCTGCGTTTGCTACGTCATATGCACTCATTGTCTAGCCTCCGTTCTTTCTTACACTTCCTGATACACATCATTGCGCCGGATTGATAAACAGCGGATATGAAGCTGCAATAAGCCGCATAACAATATTGTTCATCAATGAGAAAATTTAAGCATAAAAAAAGGAAGACGATGGCCGCGACTAAGAATATCCAAGCTGTCCAAACATCCTCTACTCTTGCGAGTTTTTTAACACTCATTGTTGTAGATCTCCATATATTGCATCTTCTGCTCTGCGATTAACATAATCGAACGTGTCTGATCGGCCGCATTTTAGCTCCTGCGCCACCTTTCTACCAACCCTCACTTCTATAACAGTGTCACCAATAGAGTGATCCAGAAAAACCTCATTACCATTAATCCTGCCAAGTGACTGAACCTCCCCTGGCGGTTTCCATCCATGCTCCATAAGAG